ATCAGTCGACCGGCTCCCGATTCCGGACCGGTGCCAAGGGATCCGGTCACGGGCCAGCCATTGAGTCTTGATCGCGACGGCTTCACGCCAATGGTCGCGCTGGAGCCCGGCACCATGCAGGAGCTTGCGCCAGGTGAAGAGGTCGAGTTCTCCAAGCCACCGGATGCGGGCAACAACTATCCGGACTTCATGCGACAGCAGCTGATGGCTGCAGCGGCGGGAACCGGCACGCCCTACGAGATTCTCACCGGCGACATGCGCGAGATTAACGATCGGGCGCTGCGTGTGGTGCTCAACGAGTTTCGGCGGCGGCTCGAACAGCTGCAATTTGGCGTCTACGTGCACCAGCTCTGCCGCCCGGTCCGGGCCGCCTGGATGGACATGGCGGTATTGTCGGGCGCCCTGGTGTTGGACGACTACGCCCAGCGGCGCCGTGAATACCTGCGTACCCGCTGGGTGCCGCAAGGCTGGGCCTATATCCAACCGGTGCAGGATGTTCAGGCTCGGCGGATGGAAGTGCAAGCGGGCTTCGCCTCTCGCAGTGAAATGGTTCTACGCACCGGCTACGACGCGGAAACGGTCGACGCGGAAAACGCGGCTGACCTGGCCAGAGCCACGACCCTTGGTCTCAACTACAACACTCTCGACGCCGTCGTAACCATCGACGACAAGGAACAACCATGAGTAAAAAAAAGCGACCGCGCATTTACAACCGAGCCGGGCAGCGTGTGCAGGTTGAGGACAAAACCTGGTACGCGCTGCAAGCCAATGGCGAAGCCGTCGGACGAGTGATCGAAGTGTTCGTCTACGGCGAGATCGGTGCCTGGGGCATCACTGCCAACCAGTTCGTGCAAGACCTGCGCGCCATGGATGACGGCGTCTCACCGGTGGTCGCCGCCTTCAACAGCATCGGTGGTGACCTGTTCGACGGCTTGGCCATGCACAACGCGCTGTCGCGATTGGGTGAACGCTGTACCGGCCGCATTGATGCACTGGCAGCCAGTGCGGCCAGCGTTGCGGTGTGCGGTGCGCACCGGGTGGTGATCGCCTCCAACGCCATGTTGATGATCCACAACCCCTGGACCTATGCGGCGGGGGACGCCGAAGACTTCCGAAAGGTGGCCGACGTACTGGATCAGACCATGGAGGCGATCATCGCGGCCTACAAAGCGAAGGCGCCGGACATTGATGAGGTCGAGTTGCGCCGGTTGGTTGCCGCTGAAACCTGGCTGACCGCGAATGAAGCGGTGGACCTGGGCCTGGCCGATGAGGTCGGCGACGGGGTCAAGGTCAAGGCCTGCCTCGGACAGGGTGGCGTGCTGCAGCGATACCAGCACGCACCGGCTGAGTTGCTGGCCCAACTGGATGAAGCACCCGAGCCGGATCCCGATTTGGAGCCGGACGAACCACCCCAGACGCCACCAGTGGTCGACTCGACCAAACTGGCATTGCTGATCACCCAGCGCTGCGCCGAGGCGGGGATCAGCAATCTGGTCACATCGTTACTCAACTCGACCCAGCTCGAAAGCGAAGAGATTGTTCTGGCGGGGATTACCCGCGCTAAGGCGGTGAACGATCTTTGCGTAGCGGCCCGCTTGCCAGAGTTCAGTGCCGAGTACGTCGCTGCTGGTTTGGATGCGGCGGCGGTGAGGGCGCGCCTGTTCGACAAAATTGTTGGCAGCGGCAAGGGCTTTGAGATCGACAACAGTCTGCCGCTGGACAATGACCCGGCGCCGAAGGTGCTGGCCAAGCAACCTGATCCCACCTCGATCTGGGCCGCTCGACAAGCTGCCCAAACTGGAACTGCGCGCGGCGCGAAAGGAGCAAGACCATGACCATCAAAAAAGAACCGATCCACGCTGGTGAATTTCTGCTGTCCGAAGGGGCAGGGAACATCTCGCGGGAATCGATCAACGTGGCTGCCGGCCCCGCGCTCGATCCGGGGCAAATCCTCGGCCTGGTTACGGCTACCGGTGAATTCGCACCGTATTCGCCGACAGCCGAAGACGGCAGCGAAACCGCCGTGGCGATTCTCTTCGGTCCCTTGGGCGAATCGGACGTTGTGCGCCGTGGCCGTGCTGTCGTGCGCTTGGCGGAGATCAGCGAAGCACACCTGACCGGTCTCGACCTTGACGCCGAAAAGGCGTTGGCTACCCATTTTCTGATCGTCCGCTAAGACGCTCAGCCACCTTCATCTACCCCGCCTTGAGCGGGGTTTTGCATTTCTGGAGAGTACCCATGGCCGATATCGCCATTTTTGACGACGAAGCGTTTACCGTTACCGCGCTGACCGCTGCCCTCAACGAACAACCCTATCTGCCGGGGCGCATCAGCGCACTGGGACTGTTCCGCGAAGAGGGCGTCACCACCCTGACTGTACAGATTGAAAAGGACGGCGACACCCTGGCACTGGTGCCTGCCGGCGAGCGGGGCAGTTCTGGTCTGGTGGTCGGAGCCAGTAAGCGCAACCTGATTCCATTCAACACCGTCCACTTGCCGGAACGCTTCACCATCAAGGCCGACGAGATCCAGGGTATTCGTGCCTTCGGTACCCGTACCGAATTGCAGGCGGTACAGGACGTGGTCAACGCCCGTCTGGCAAAAGCCCGCCGTCAGCTGGATGCGACTCACGAGTTCCAGCGCATGGGCGCACTCAATGGTCTGATCCTTGATGCTGATGGCCAGACCCCACTGTTGGACATCTACGCCGCTTTCGGTGTGCAGCGTCAGAAGCTGCCCATGGGCCTGGCTGATCAGAGCACCGAGCTGCGGGTTAAATGCGGCGAAGCGCTGGACATGCAGGAAGATGCGTTGGGCAGCGTGACCAGTACCGGTTCGCGCGCCTTCTGCGGCAAGAACTTCTGGAACAAGCTGATCGTGCATGACTCGATCAAGGAAACCTACCTCAACAGCCAGCAAGCGGCCGCATTGCGTGGTGATGCCCGCGAAAGCTTCGAGTTCGGCGGCATTGTCTGGGAGCGCTACCGTGGCAAGGTGGCTGGTGTGTCGTTCGTCCACGATGACAAGGCGTTGTTGATCCCTGAAGGCGTGCCGGATCTGTACATCTCGGTATTCGCACCGGCCGACTACATGGAAACGGTCAACACCCAGGGCATTCCGTACTACAGCATGATCGAGCCGCTGCCATTCAACAAAGGCATGGCCGGTGAAGCGCAGTCGAACCCGTTGCATTTGTGCACGCGACCCCGCGCGCAGATCCTGCTGGAACTCTGACCGTGGCCTTTCGCGACCTGATCGCGGAGGTCGACACGGTGGTGTTCGCGACCCTGGGCGACACGGCGCGCATCGAGGGCCGGGAAGAACCGGTCCTTGGGATGTTCTCCGCGCCGTGGCTGCAACCCAAGATCGGCAAACTCAACACAGGCCTGCGTGAGCCTCGGTTTGAGATTCGTGTCAGCGATTCACACGGTCTTGAGCAGGGCTTGCTGGTCAGCGTGGATCTTCCTGAGTTGGACGGCGGCGGTGACTACGACCTGTTGCAGCTGGAGCCAAGCGGTGACGGCTTGGTCGCGTTGATTTTGAGGATGCGTGCATGAGCATCGGTAGCTACTTCAAGCCATCAGCCGACGGCGGGATGATCTCCATCCAGTCCTCGACGGCGGATCTGAAAGCCTTCGAAGACTTCGCCAAGTTGGTACCGAAAGCCGCTGCTGCGGCTCAGCGTCGAGCGATCAACAAGACGTTGGGCTGGCTGCGTACGCACATTGCTCGGGCCGTCAGTCGCCAGGAGCGGATCGCCGTCGCGGCTGTTCGGCAACGCCTGCGGGCCTACCCCGTGTCCGGTGGCGCAACGAGCGGCAAGTTGTGGTTCGGACTCAATGCCATCGAGTCCAGTCGGATCGGGCGGGCACGACAGTCCGGTAGCGGCGTCTCAGTGGCCGGACGGCGGTACCAGGGGGCTTTTCTCAAGCAGGTCTACGGCAACAAGCCGGACATCTGGATTCGCACTGCGAGCAAGCATTTCAACGCGGACGACTATCCAGACAGCACCGTGTCAGGCGGTGGTGGTGCCAGTTCAGGCTGGGTCGCGGAAAACGGTAATCGCTTTCCGCTGGCCAAGGCCAAGGTATCGCTGGAGCAAGCCCGTCCGCACTTCGACACTTGGGTCAAACGTGCCAATGCACGTCTGCTGGAAATTCTGCGGCAAGAATTCAACTTTGAGCTGCAGAAATATCTGAAGGGGACGGCCAATGTCTGATGAGCCTTTTAGCATTGATCAGCTCTACCGGGCGATTGAGCAGCACCTGTTGACCGGTCTGCCGGGCATCAAAGCGGCCACCACCTGGCCGAACATCAAGGACCGTATTGCCTTGCCGGTGGTGTTCATTGAAATGGCCGAAATGGAACCCGGCCGTGACATCGGAACGGGCCAAACCACCCTGATTTGCAGGTTCGAAGCGCGGATCATTGTTGATCCGATACGTCCTCAGCATTGCCAGCAAGCCTCGCAGTTGGCGGCGCAGTTGGCGGTACTTTTGCGTATGCAAACCTGGGGCGTTGCGGTCGAGCCAGCGGTGTTCATCCAGGCGATGCAGGATTGGACGAAGCCGGAGTTGGACGGCTACACCGTCTGGCTAGTGGAGTGGACCCACCAACTTTACCTGGGCGTTGAGCAATGGCTTTGGCCGGATGAACCCCCGGGCTCTCTGGTGTTGGACATCGAGCCCGGCGATGGCCCGGTAAGGCCGGAGGATCTATGAGTCACGCCTTGGCTGAACACGATCGCATGATTGCCTCCATGCTGATGCCTTGCGCGGTGGTCGGTGTGGATCTGCCCGCGGCCAAAGTGCGCGTTTCCAACGGCGCATGGACCAGCGCCTGGGTGCGCTGGCACAGCCTCGCGGCCGGCAAGGCGCG